CCTGTAGTTGAAAACCCAAAGCAGGCGATTGCGATTGCTTTAAGTGAAGCGCGTAAAAAAGGCGCTAAGATTCCAAAAAAGAAATAACATCTTTCAAGGCCAGGTTAAGGTTATGTCAGAAAATGAGAGATATTTGAGGAATTTAGTGATAATCAGACTTTTAAAATATCTCTTACCTTAATTTGGCCAACATAAATGATAATTATCGGACTAATAGGAAAAAATGAAACCCAAAGCTGAAGATGCACTTGCGTTAGCAAACTTCCTTTTACTATGGCTAGACGAAAAGGAATTAGATCCAGTCTTAGCTTATGCAGCTTTAGGAAGTGCATTTATTCAGCTTCATAAAGCGTTAGGACACTCCAAACAAAACTTTATAGATTGGGCTAAAGAAATGGCAGAACTTGCATGGGACAAAAAATGAAGCTTAATCCAATTGGTGAACGTGTAATCGTTCAATACAAAAAGACTGAGCAGAAAAAAGGCACTTTGATTTTGCCTAATGAAGAGCAACCGCAATTTGCCACAGTCATTGATATAGGACATAACGATATCATAGGATTAGAAATTGGTGATTTGGTTTTGCTCAACAAATATGCTGGCATTCCTGCAAAGATAGACAATGAAACATATTTGGTTGTCGAAATGAAAGATATTATTGCATTCATATCGGAGCAAGAAAATGAGTAGTCACGTTACTTTTGAAAAAGGAATTGTAGGGCCACTTACTCGAACAAAGGATGAATATTGTGGGAGTCTAAAAGAACCTCAACAAATTCAAGATTTTGTTAGACCAAGGTTTCTTCACGCAATAGGCAATACTGCTATTTTAGCTTTTCATGAAAATCAGGAATTATTTGACCGATTCATTGAATGGTTAAAAACAACAAGAAAAGAAATTCAAAAATTATTGGAGAGTGAAAATGAGACTTAAATTCCCTGATTTGACACAAGTTCACGCACAATTCGAAAATCCAAATATGCTTAAATTGAGAGCATCGGAGATTTCAAAAATGGCTTCACAAGTCATTAAAAAGGTTGAAGATCCCAAATTGTTTAGACGATTAAAAGAGCGGATATTGCAGGTTTGGTCGGCCTAAGAGCCCTCTTTGTCTTGCTTGTAGATTTCGTTGCCATAAAAAGAACCCTCTAATCGGGAGACACGAATATTTATGAATTTGAATTCTTTATGGATGGATTTAATTTCATCTTTGACTTCTTTCATATCTGCTCGAAGACCACGATTAGCCCACCATACAGCCCCAAAAATAGTTATGAGCGTCGGCAGGTTCAATTCTTTTGAAAGTTCTATTAGTTCCTTAAACATATTCACCTTTTTTAGGTATATCATAGCACAATTTTTCTAAACCAGTAGACATAAAAATTATTTTAGTGTTACACCTTAACCAATAGGAGCATCTATGCAAAAAAGAGATAAAAAGGGTCGTTTTATAAAGAAAGCTGTTACAAAAAAACATGCAAAGAAAGCGAAAGTCAAAGTGTTGAAAGCAGCTTCCAAAAAGCGCATTATGGATCTATCAGATCTCACATTCTATGACTTGAAAGACATGATATCTGCTGAAGTCGCACTCCAAATGAGGTATTAACCATGAGCTCCAATTTGCCAAAAGAATTTCAAGATGCATTAGATGCTAAAATTCGTGAATGCATGACATTCATTCATGAGAAGTTTCAGGAAATGGAATTCAAATTGAAAAATGAAATGAGAAGCGAAATCAATAAGAAGAAAAGCTTATTTCCGAAATGGTGGAAGTAATGGACTCTGCAGCTCTTCGTGATCTTAAATGGTCGATAGAAGATGAAATCGCTAAATATGTAGATGAATGGGTGATGGACAAAGTAGAAAGGCTCATAGATGAGAAATTGGTTCTACTAGCAGACGAGCGTCAAAATCTAATTCATGAAATCAAAGAAGAGCTGGTTTATGAAATGTACAAGATGAAAAAGGAACTCGAAGAGAAAATTCAAATGAATCCAAAAGTGAAATCGAAATCATTTTGGAAATGGTGGAAATAATGGCTGGTGGCGGTAAACCTGGAAATAAAAATGGTGTCAAATTAAAAGAGCCAGATGTTCGCCAGGAAGCCTATAAACAATACTGCGATTGGATCGGTCAGGGTAGGTGTAAAGAGTCATGGAAATTCGTTCATCCTGAACTCTCTTGTACTCATAAAACAATGGAGAAATACATTGCTGCAGATCCAGTCGAGTTTCCCCCTATTAAAAAAGAACTATCTGAAGCTGATTCATTTAAGGTATGGGAACAGCGTGGTATTAGTATGTTAACAGGCGAAATGAAGGCTGAAACAGCACTTTATCAAATGTTCATGCGAAATAAATTCGGTTGGGACAAAGAAGACATCAACGAAGTCGCAGAATGTGCAGCCGATAAGATATTGGATATGATTCGAAAGGGTGATAAATGAGCTATTTCGAATTGGCTTTGAAATTGATTAAAGAGCAATTTGAAGAAATTCAAAAGAAGGCCAAAAATGAAATGGATAAGCTACAAAGATAAACCTATACCTGATGGGTTTGATTCTTTCAGAGGAATGCGATTTTATGTAATTCAATTGAAAAAACCTGACGAAGATCCAAGATATCCAGGAGATTACGATATTGAATTAGCCATTGCAGCTTATTATTTTGATGGGAATTGGATGTGTTCAGAAATTAAAAATGAAAATCAGATTATCAATTACGCTCAAATTGATGATATTCCAAAAGCACCTTATGAGGAAGTCGAAGAATTTAGGAAAAAGATTTATAAACAATGAAATATGACTACGTCTGTGAGGAATGCCAAATGGCTCTTTTCGACACCGAAGAAGTGTTATATTCGAGATGTTGGAAAAATAAATGTTTCGAAAAGAATGCAATTCAAGTCCCTCGTCAATATTTAAATGATCCTGTCAAATTGGCTGAATTTAAAAAACTAGCTCTATTGAAAAAATGAGCACACTCAATGATTACTTCTCTCAAAAGCAACTCTACTCAATACGAAATTCAAATTCGTCTATCAATATTTGGGAAGGATCAATAAGATCAGGAAAAACACATGCATCATTATGGAGATTCGTCGATGAAGCTAACCGCGGTCCTGCTGGTGACTTCGCTATTATTACTCGTACTTATGACAGCTTTGAGCGCAATATTCTCCCTGAGCTTCAAAAGATCCTTGGAAACCACGTTAGGTATTTCAGAGGTAAACGCCAGCTCTACATTAAGAATAGAAAATGCCATGTAATAACAGCAGATGATGCTAGCGCAGAAGCTAAGATTCGCGGTTGTACTCTATCTGGCGCATATGTCGACGAAGTAACAATCATCCCTGAAAACGTCTTCATCATGCTGCTCGGCCGTCTATCAATAGAGGGTGCTAAGCTATTTGGAACGACTAACCCAGATTCTCCTTATCATTGGTTCAAGCTATGGATGGAAGGAAACCAAGATCTAGTCTCTTTCCAATTTATCATGGATGATAATCCATCTTTAAGCGATAAAGTCAAAGAGATGTTTAAGAGGCAGTTCAAAGGCCTCTGGTATCAAAGATTTATTTTAGGTAAATGGGTTCAGGCCGAAGGAGCTATTTATGACTTTTTCGATGAAAAAATTCATGTTATTGATTTTCCTTTATCTACTGCTACCAATTACATTGTGGGTGTGGATTACGGTACAACTAATCCGTGTGCTTTCGTCCTAGTAGGAATAAACAAACATAGGTATCCAAATGTCTGGGTCGAAGATGAGTATTACTATAACTCGAGAGTTACACAGCGTCAAAAGACTGATTCAGAATATGCGGAAGACTTGCGAAACTTTATCGAAGGACGAAATGTTACAGCCATTTATCTTGACCCATCTGCTGCATCTTTTAGAGCAGAGATTATCAGAAGCGGAATCAGTAATCTTATTGACGCCGAAAACGATGTTATTGACGGGATCAGATTCGTAGCTAAATTACTCAATCAAGGCACATTTAAGATTTGTCGAAAGTGTCGGAATATGATCGCTGAATTCCAATCTTATGTATGGGATGAAAAGTCAATTAAGTCAGGTGTTGATAAGCCTAAGAAAGAAAATGATCACTGCTTTGCAGCTGGAACCATGGTTGCAACCCATGTTGGACAGCAGCCTATCGAAGAACTCAAACAAGGACAGCTTGTTCTCACATCCGAAGGTTATAAACCGATCCTCAAAACTTGGCACCATCAAGCTGACGTATTTGAATATTCCGTTCTTGGGATAAACTTTATTTGTACTGATTCACATAAGTTTTATACATTAAATAGGGGTTTTATTGAAGTATGTAATCTGTTAAACTCTGATGTATTCATTGTTAATTTAGAGCAATTATGTTTGAAACCATTGAATGGAATGGAACAGTATACAAGAGATATCCAAACTCTAAACGATTTAACGACA